CGCGAAGGCCCGGCGCGGCGATCGTAATCGCACCGCCGTTGGCAACGTCAGTGTCACCACCGTTCGGAACGACGACATACTTGTTCGTATCGCCCGCGATGCTGATCACATCACCGGGAAGAACAGTGCCGGTGCCGCCCGCTGCGATCGGAATGACCGTTGCGCCGACCGGAAGTGCCGTGCCGTTGGTGGAAGCGCCCGCGCCAGTGCCCTTGACGTGCGAAACGGACTGCGCGGTGTCCTTGACCGAAAAGCCAAAGATATCGAGCAATTCACCCTGCCGCAGCGTCATCTGCGTGCCCGCTTCGTTGACACGCGTGAGGTTCTTCACAGTGATCAACTTGGCGGCTGCACTGGTGTTCAGCACCGCCGATCGCATGCCGCGTGCCGCGCCGTTGTCGTCGAGAATTTTCTTCACCTCGGCGAGTGCTTCAAGGGTATCACCCTGAAACGGCGTGGTGCCCGGCGTGCCGTATGCACGCGACGCGTTCGCGGTCGCTTCCACCGCAAGATCGGTTTCGACTTCGTTGACGAGCGTGCGAAGCGCCTCCGCAACGATCATGCCGCGCGCCGAAAGGTAGCCGGGGCCACCAACACCAAGCGCCCGCTGTTCCTCGCCAGTGAAGCCGAACGGAACCGCACGCGCCTTGGTCAGCGCCATCGTGCCCGCGCCGAACGAATTATCAGGCGGCTCAGGAACCTGCATCGCCGGAGCGATATCGACGGCCGACTGAACGGTGCTGGTCGGAATCTTGACCGACTGACCGACCGCCGCACGCTCGACGGACGGCGCACGCATCGACGACGGGAAGAAACCGACCAGTTCACGCGACACCACATCGAGCGCAGCGTAAATGTCGGGGATAAGCGCGGTCAAGTTGTTCGCGCCAGCGGTCGGGAACGAAAGAACGACGGGCGCGACGCCCGACGCAAGAATTGCCTTCATCTTGGACATGGTGTGCCCCTATGGTTGAATGGAGTTTGGAACAGGTCATCCGACCTAGAGCGCCGTCCGTCATCCAACTTTCGGCAACAGCGCACACATACCGCGCGCGCGGGTGTTCCGTCAACGGTTCGTCGCAAATTTTGATCCGTTGATGATTATCGCTTGACGACCATCGCAACGACCATTATTCGATCATTAGCAGCAACGAACGGTTGCCTTGCTCAAATGGAGTTGATGTTATGAACAATGAAGGTCGCAAGCGTATTGACGCTATCATGAAGGATATCGAAGCGCAGACTTCGACCAAAGATGAAATTACCGCAATGATCGAAGAACTGAACGGCAAAATCAGCGACTTCAAGGAAGCGTTCGGCGATATTAAAACAGCAATCGAAGAATTGCGAGACGAAGAACAAGAGAAATTTGACAACCTTTCCGAAGGGCTGCAACAGTCCGAAAAGGGTCAAACGCTCGAAGCTACGGTTTCGCAGCTTGAAACCGCAATGGACATGATCGACGTGGTTGACGATATTGAAGATTTTGATTTTAATATCGAAACGGACGATGTGATTACCGCACTCGACGAAGCGAAATACGCAGGTTAGTCACGGTCAAGCGAACGCCCGGCGCTATATCCGGGCAACCTTGCCCGACATGGAGCATCAAAACATGCCGTTCTTTATCGACGTGATTACCACCGAACGCGACGATCCGAACAAGATCATTCACGCGACCAAGATCAATTTCGAAAACAGCCGTTCGCGCCAGTGGCTCGCCAAACACAGCAATTGGGCACTGCGCACCGGCAAGGCGGTTCACACCGCCGCTTCGCAGGGAGTTTAAGCGATGATCACTTTCAAATTCAGCAACGGTGAAACACGAACGTTTGGTTCGTGGTGCCGTCCGTCCGTCATCCAAGCATATTGCGACAAGCATGGATTGACTGCCGAAATCGTCGCAGCGGAGTTTTGACCATGAAGCACTTTACGGGCGAACACGAAGCCAAGGCGTATTTCGACAGCCTTGGTCGGACAAACGCACTTGCGCGCCGCGTGCATGACGGGTGGTTGATCTTCCGCAACGCCACCGACGCAATTGGGCACCCGTCCGGTCATCCGATCGAACAGGGAACACTTCGTTAACCCCTGAACGTTAAAAGGGGCGCTCCGACAATGGAGCGCCCCTTATGCGTATCACCGATGAAGCGATCAAAGCCGAACGCGAACGTCATCCAGAACTAAACGAATTGCAGCTTTACCGCCGCATCAATGATCGTCGTGTGATCACCAGCCGTCGCGCGCTTCAAGCGACAAACTGGTTGAAATAATCAATCGACAATCGACACTTCGCCCTTGGTCGCAATGGACGCCTGTTCAGCAGGCGGGAGCCCTTCGAAGTCAGCGCGACGAATCGTGCGCCCGCTGCCACGCGCGCCGCCACCACCGTTGTTGCCGGAACCGCTACCGGTGTTCGCCTTCAAGATGGTGTCCTTTTGCGGGTGCATTTCCACCAGCAATTCAAGTGCTTCATCCGGCGCGGCATGCTCGCCAAGGTTCTTTTTCGACATAACCGGGTTGCCGCTACGATCATACGCGGTGATCTTGCCGTTTTCGTCCTTGAAGTGACCGCGCATCGCCGCTTCGAAGAAATCACGCGGCATGGCAACACGATCGTTGATGAACTCGCTACCTTTGAAAACACCGTCGATCCGCATCGCGCTAATCGTTCCGTCGCGCTCGGCAATCGCCCGCTGCGCTTCGGTCAACTGCGTGGTGAACTCGCTCTTGATCTGGTCTTTGACCTTATCGACTTCACCCGCGTCGATCAAAGCCTTGGCATCGATCTTGCTGACCGTCTCGACCGCCTTGATCGCGGTTTGCGGATCGAGCAGCTTGCCGTCAGCACCCTTGAACGCGTTCAGCGATGTTTCGGCGGCTTCGGCGCGCTGACGATGGTTCTTCGCTTCATTGTTCAACGTCGCGATCGTATCGCCCTTGACGGACGACTCCACACCTTCGCTGTTAATGTAAATCGGGTTGCCGTTCGCGTCGAGCGCCAGCTTGTCGCCGTCCATCTTCCAACCGGGCTTACCGCTTTCGAACGCACGCGGGATCACAAGAGCGGTGGAGGCAAGCAAAATCTTACGAATGGTCATGTTAGTCATCTTTCCCGGTCATCCGACCGCGGGCAAAGGTTGCGCGACAAACCCGGTCGTGCGGCGGGATTAAAAAAGTGCTTTAGTGCCTAAATATAAATTCGCGTCAGTACGCATGCCAACATAGCGCGTTTCTCGATAGGACGAACCGACATATATCGGAACAGACGGATCAAGTGCATAAAAACCGACAGGCGGCGGAAACAGAAAATCTCCCGCCCGGAACCGACCGACCACAACGGCATTTGACGATGAGCTAGCCTCAATTTCAAATGCTGGATAGAACGGAAAACCGGGCATGGAGTTGATATCATACGGCGTGCGAAAAACGCCACCGTTCTTATTATAGTAGAGCAAACCATTTTGCCCATCGACGGCAAACCCAATCGTGTCGCCGTTTACGAAAAAATAATTTGCACCGTTGCCATCGATATACGGTGCTGTATTGTTGACGATAAAAGCGCCGTTCGCAAGAATGCTACAATTCGAACCGCCACCCAAATAACCGTTGGCTGCAACCGCAGGAAAGTCACCGCGTGCCCCACCACCACGCAATGAACCATTACCTCCCCCAGATGTAAAGTCGGAAGTCACGCCAAAAAATTGAAACTCCCAATAACGTAAATCGCCCACTTGCACGCCCGAAGTAGCAATGCCTTGCGCACTGCTAGCGCCACTTCGGCGTGCAGTCCGACCGCTGCCGCTTAGAGCCGTCCCGATTGCAGTTCCGGCGTTCCAAGTAACAGCTTGAGACATTACGCGATCACCACCACACGATAAGCATTCGCAGCCGGTGCAGCGGCAAACGCGATCGTCACGCGATTAACGGACGGTCGCGTTACATCGGCAATCACTTCGTCATAATTGCCGGTGTTCTTGAACACGGCAACTGTCACGTCGCGGGTATTGAAATTGTGATCGAGATTGAACGACGTTGCCGAACCATCACCGATATTGGCCGCAGCCTTGAACTTGCGACCCGCATAATTCGCATGCTTAAGCGGCGTGACCATCCGGCTATCGTCGGTGCCCGCGTCAACTTCCGCTTGCGTCGCAATCTCAGCGACACCGGCGATCGTTTCTGTTGCAGCAGCGGCGGAGGTGCCGAAATTGGACCACGCAACCGCCGTGGTGCCCAACGTGCCGTTGGTGGCGGTTTGGCGGAACGTGGTGCCCGCGCTGGTGCCTTCCTCGACCGAAACAACCGCCTGTTCAAGTTCGTCGAACGTGCTGGCGTCCGCCGATCGCGTCGCGGGCGTGGCGGCACCCGACCAAATGTAAATTCCATTTTCCGCCGCCGCCGTTTGATCCTTGGCAAGAAAACGATCGTTCGCGACCATGTTCACGCCGTTGATCGCCGCGCCCGGTGCCGCAAGGTTGATGTTCGCGACCGATGCAACGCGAACGCTGTCCTTCCATGACAGCCCTTCAACCGCGCTATCAACATAACCCTTGGTCGCGGGTTCAGCCGCAGCGAGCGGCGCAGGCAACCCGACAATGCGTGCGATACCGCCGTGGTCTTGATCGACGAGAATAGGGCGTGACATGGTTCAATCCTTCCTAAATGACCAAGACGCGACCGACATACGGCAGCGCGAACGAAACGATTAACTGGTTCACCGAAACATGCGTAATCGCGGCTTCAACCTCGACATTGCCAACCGACAACACGGTTACTGCAACCGGATAGCGAGTGAAATTATGGTTGACGATCCACGATGCGGACGGTGACGACTGAACGTATTCAAACGGCGTGATGCCACCACCTGAACCACTCTCGACCGGAAAAACCGCCCCGTCATTGTCAACCACGTATTGAACGCGAGCCGGGCCAACAAAATAGACGCTGCCCGGCCTGACAGCTTCCGACAATTCATCAACGAAATAGATCGTCGGTTTACCAGCCGGGCCGATGACAATCGGAACGACCGCGCCGCGCTCGACCGCATCACCCAACGCGCGACCGTCAGCGCCTTGCCAAATGGTGACAATATCAACCATTGATCACCGATTTCGCAAGATCGAACGTCACACCATCCGTAATGTAAACATCACCGTTGACCGTCAATTCAGCTTCGATCACATACCGACCAAGATCAAGCGTCAGCGATCGTTCGTCGGCAATCGTGACGAACCAACCGCCATCGTCGGGCTGAACGTCGCACGGCTCGTTTTCCGCTTGCGTCTCATTGACACGACGGAACACGGCTCGAATACCATCAACGTCAGCCACGACGCCTTCAACGAGCGCCAGCCGCACCCGGATCGTTTCGCCGCGCTTCCATGTGCCAGCGTGGTTCATGCTTGCGGTCCCGGTGGTATGTCGAGTTGCGTTCTATCCTGCCCGTCGCCCGGCAATTCGTCAAGCAACCGCTTTTCTTCCACTTCGGGATCGAACTCAGGCGACAAGACCGCGCGACGACGCAGTTCGTCCCAATAGGTCAACTGCGAAATATCCTTGCGCTCGCGCGCTGTATTCAACGCGTCCAAGTCCTTGCCTTCCATAAATTCATCGAACTCGACGAACACAGAAACAGTCGGATCATATTCACCGGGCTTGATACCCATGAACTTGCACGTGATGACCATTGCGTTTTCGAGCGCATCCTTCAACCCGAACGCCCAAGCCTTCACCGCTGACTTTGACTTATTCGCGCCGCGCGCCGAATTGATTACCGTCACGTTTGCGATCGTCAACGGCTGACGACCAAGTTCGCGAAGTTGCTGCATCGTTTCCTTGATATCTTCACCAAGGAACTTCAACGATGTAGCGGACGGCTCGACATACGCCCATGAACCGACGTTGCCGCTACCATCAACGCCACCATACAGAACGCGCGAGGGGCCAATCGCCAGTTTCTTGGGCGTGTTGTCGGGGTTCAATTGTGGCTTAATGCCGTTCGCAGCGAGCATCGGATAAGCGGTCAATCGCTTGGTAAATTTCAACGCGCTTTCGTCTTGATACAATTCAATCTGCAAATCAGCCGCATCGCGCATCGCGGGAAATAGCTTCCACGTGCGACCATCGCGACGACCAGTGATGAATGGAACGAGCGGAATAACGTCGATCGTCAGCGTTCCTTCATCCTCGACATGGAATTGCGTACGCCCGCCTTCCACGTCGATCCACGCCTCACGCTTGTCGCGCAACTCCCAACGGATCACACCGTTTTCCATCCGCTCAAAAATGCGGACGCGATCGGGTTTGCCGGGTTCGAAGATGCGCAAATAGGTCAGCGTCTCGACACCATTGATCACCGTCGAGCGCGGCTCAAGAACGTTGCGGCCAAGCACATGCGACCAATACGGGCGAATACCGGCACGCTTGGCGTCCGCCTGCGTCCGAACGTTCGGGTTGGGCGGCGGCGCGTCAACGAAAATCCAGTGAATTGCGCTATTAATGCCGCTGAAAAACGTTGCGCTGCTGAAAATGGTCAGATTGTTGCCGCTGCCGTCCACATTCTCAATGAACGTTTGGATCGGTTCGGGAACCGTCTTGTTTTCATCGGCAACGATCGTCACTTCCTGTTCGAACGGCTTGGACGATAGACCTTCAACCGTATCGCGGTAAATGTTGGTCAACTTGGTGCATTTGAGCCGATACTGATATTCGGCGTCACCTTCGTCGTTGAAACGAGGGAGATACTTTTCGCCAGCGTCACGCAGCGCATTCACGCCGTCAATGATCGTGTCGGTCAAATCCCAATATTCGAGCATCGCCGCACTATCAGACGAACGGCGCAACATCACGTCATGGATGGTTGCGTTGTTGTGGTTGTTCTGCTTCGCAGCTTGCACGGCTTCCGGCGTCGTCGGCATGAACCCCGGTGGTGCCGATGCGAACGCGCGCGGATATGCGATATGAATCACCCCGAATAACTCCCGACCAGCACTGTCCCGCTATCATCCGGGGCAGGGAAGAACGCCTGAATAACAGCATCGGCCAAGTTTGGCGAGCGGGTGCCGTCAGGCTTTTTGTTGACGATCATGCGGAGGCGCGCGCCTTCACCTTGGGTCGGTTGCGCCAGTTCCTTCGTCAGCGGCGCGAGCATCGCACCAAGCGACGCGCTATCAAGACTGATCAAGTCGTCAGCCGGATAGACAGGCGGAACCTCACCATTTTTGATCGCAGTGACCACACGCCACGTCTTATAAAAACGCGTGCGGATTGCCCACCACGCTTGCGCCTTCATATTACCGAAGAAATCTTCATTGGTTAGCGATTGATCGTCGTCAGGAATAACGCGCGCATATTTGTCAACCACCTCGGCACCGGCATTCCAAGGAACATACCGAACTTCACCGGGCGCGATGATCTTTTCATCATAGACCAACCGATTGTATTCAGATTTGACCGCCGAACCGACGCCAATGCTGTCATATTGAACCTTGATACCGCGATGACGACGAACCGCCGCGACCGACCGCCGCGCCGTCACGCCCGGATCGCGTTCGCCCCATTCCTCCACACTGCGTAGGATCACCCATTGACGCAACGCGAGCGCATTGCGGTCCATACCACCGTCAGCAACGTCAAGACCGGCCATCCAGACGTTAGGGGGCGGCACACGAAGCGCGGGAATGACCATGTGAGCATCAACCGCCGCCATGATCCACTCATAAGCAATGATCGTGTTTTGGACGGCGGCACTATAATTGCGATCAACCTCTTGGGCGAACACGTGTTGCATACCTTCGCGTTCGGCAGCGGCTTTGCGGCGATCGTACCACGCCTGATCTTTCTCAGGATGATCGCGCCAATCAAACACGAACACGCGTGTATAACCCGGCTCAATCACCTTGCCGGGTTCCCAATCAATGCCAGCCATGCGCTTGCGGTGGAACACGTTGCCAAGACCGTTGACCGACGAAATATCAATCTGAACGTTGGTGTTATCGCCTAGCGCGGCTTCCACTTTCTCCGCACGTTCGTAATGCGCGCTTTCGTCCTTGGCGTAACGTTTCTTACGTCCACCACGACCGATATTGTCGCCGGATTCACCGGTAATCGTCGATCCATTCTCAGGATTGATCAACTTCATAAACGTCGAATGTTCGCGCGGACTGAAACCGGCAGGATGGAACACATCGGGCAAACGACGCACGAGCAACCGCATCTTTTCAAAGATGCTATCAGGATCGCCTAGCTTATCGACCAACTCTTGTTTGCGCGAGCCCCAACCCGTC